AGGTTTATGAAAAAAAATCTTGCAGTCCCTCCACTACTAATGTGTTTTCTTTTTCGCATTTTTCACAATTGAATTTCTTTTGGTATTTCATCGATGGTACATTAGAAACAAAGTCTGCAATCTTTCCGTATTGTTCATCATTCAATGACGAAATAAAATCATCGATCTCTTCAATTGTTTCATCTTTTAATATAACATTTTCTTCCTCAGTCTGAATTGCTTCCATACAATTACGAAGTGTAGCAAGTAATTGTTCAGTCTGAGTACGTTTATCGTTTAATAGAACTCTATCACCAATGATGTCAGTGTAAGTAGGATATTTCATTTTCAATGTATATGTGTCATTGAGCTCGATAGTCATATCTTTCTTTTCAACATCAATATTGATTTCATTTAAATTGATAGTTAGCTTATTTTCATGACCACAGTTTGTACACTTCATGATAACATCGTTAGTTTCACCAACAGACTTTGATCGGATCTGTGTAAAGATATAATCAACATCGAATGTTGCTAATTTACCAACATCAATATTTTTAACACACGCTTGAATACAATTCAAAACTGCTTTTAAAATTTGTTTTACGTCTTTTGATTCATATGAAATCATAAGGACTTTCTGTTCTTTTACTAAGAATGGCCTGAAGCCAACAGAGTGTCCAGTCGAAGGTACCGTCAATTCATACTCAGGTACATCATTTAGTCGCGGTAGTGCCATAATTTACTCCTTAAAGGCCATATCCAAGAGAAAGCTGACCAGCTGGTATTCTTTCCCAAAATCTATAAGACATCGTAACACTGAATGTTACAAATCCGTCTTGATCATTACTATAGTCAATTTGACTCAATGTTGTCGGAAATGCGTCAACTAGCGCACAAGAATAAGTTGAAATCTGCGGGTTCATTCCAAGTGGTAGAGATATACGACCAAATGGAATAGGGTTTGCTAATTGGTGAATGGTAACTCTCTTCTTATATTCAGTCGGATAATTGACAACGTTCTTGTCCTGATTTCCGGGAGAAGTATCATGCATTGTTGCAATCCAGCTTTCAAAATAATTACGAATCGGAAGTGTTGAAGTCTCCATGAATTGAAGAGTCACATCATCCATAGCATAACCATACATTACTTTTTGCTGTTCGATACCAACTCGACGTTCATGAGTCAACATTTGTTTACCCGGAAGAGTTGCGTTTGTACAAAGAATATTTCGTTGTGCTGAACCAAGAGCACCTGTGATTGCTCCAAGTACTCCGGTGCCACCGCCAATTGATGGTAAACTAACCATGAACTTGTTTGTACGAGCCAGTCCTAGTCCAGCAGTGATAGCTAATTTTAATGTGTCTACGCTGCTCATCCTCTTAACTTCTTCCTCGAATCTCTATAAACTGAATTAGCACTTGCTTTATTCCAATCTGCCATTGGAAGGAATGTAGCGATTTCCCATTCAGGTTTGTCAACTAGAGCAAATCTGCTTTTGACATGTTTGAACAAATAATGCTTCATTGCTGGTGCAATATATTTCTGTGGAATTTTTGCGTTATCATTTCCTAGTATTACGTCAAGAAGTTTGGCTCTGAGAGTTGGTGGCAAATAATGTAGATTCAATCCATAGAATCCACCTTTTGCCGGGCCCATCATAATGATCAGAGGAAATCCATCATAATATGGTAGAGTGTCTTTATGCTTTGGATCATAGAAATACATGTACATATTTCCAAGCAATCCAGTTTTAGTTATCGGTTTATTCCTAAGATCTAATGCATCGTCTTGCATAATCTTATTGCGGTTACCGACGGTTCTGCCTCGGAACATTTCGCGTGCTTTGTTCCGAAACCACTCAATAGATTGCTTTGTCCGGGGTGTAATACCAGCGCGGAACGCTTCAATCTCGAGTTCTCTAAATAAACTTTCTCCTGCCATACGTGTATTTATAACTATTTCTTGCGTCTTTTATAAGGCTTCAACGGCTTTAATTTACCGGGAACTTTCTTCAAGGGTTTAGACATAATCCCCATTGACGTTAATGTTTCTTCGGTCCAGATTTGAAACTCCCATTTACGATCTTTACAAAACGATTGAGCAGCTTCCCACTTATTCATATTCTTTACATAAGTGACTGCCTCATTTATGTATTGCCTTTGGTTTTTTCCGGTTTTCTTGGGTGGGGCTGTTTCTTTTGCTGGCTTGATTTCGACGAGGACTGTTTTGTTTTCAAAGACAATCTTGATATCGGGGAAATAGCGGTGATACTTTTTATCGACGTCATAGTAGTATGGAATCACAATCTCTTCGGATGACCACTTCTTTACTTTTGGATTTCTGTCGAGCCATTTAAATGTGTCTCTTTCCCACAACGATCTATATACTACGTTGTTTGGATCACCAGCGTACTTCTTTTTATTCTCTACAGTGTATCTTCCAGAATAGGCCATTTTACGTTATAAATACTCATGAGTTATTTGTATATCTATAGGAAAAGAACGAATGTCTTATACACTAATGGACGAGAGCTGGGCTAACCAAGGCGATCAAAGAGTCACTGGTCCCTATCAGTATCCGCTTGAAAGAAACCAGCTCCTTACACGAATCTCATTTCAAGCAATGAAAATACTACCACCCGAGTTTAGCGTTAATTATAATGCTAGTGAGACATATACAGCCGGACCGCCAAATCAAATAAGAACTAAAGAATCTGGAAATATTACTTCAACTGGGTTAAAAATGCGGTCTATCCCTGGTGAAAAAGCGCTTATTCATGTTCCTATTAGTTTTCAAGTAAATGATGGATTCAACTATAGTGGTGCAGAACTTGGAGCGTTTGGTGGTGCTATTACAAATGTTCTAAATCAAGGTGGATCAGTTGGTCAGGCTGCGATGGAAGGTTTAAAAGAAACCGGCCAAAGTTTTCTTTCGCTATTAAGCGCATTCGGTGGGTCTGAACAAGAACTTGGTAGACTCGGTATTGCTCGATTAGCAAGAGGTTTACCCGTTGGATCTCAGGCTGTACAGGTTGGTGCTAGAGTTTCAGTAAATCCAAATGCACGTACCGCATTTCAAAATGTTAACATCCGTGAATTTAACTTTGCTTTCAAGTTTCTTCCAACAAGTTTTGAAGAGTCTAAACAAGTCAAAGCAATTATTAATTTCTTCAGGTGGCATTCGTATCCTGAGTTAATTGGTGATCCTAACTTTGCGGTTGGTTATGAATACCCAAATATGTTTAGAATTAAACTGCAATACACCGGTGATGGAAGTCCAAAAAATATTGGCACTCCTATTAAGCTGTGTTATTGTAAGTCAATTAGTACTACATATAATCCAACATCTACAACTGTATTCTCCGATGGTTCACCAACAGAGATTGATATGAACGTTACATTTGCAGAATACAAAGCACAGTCAAGAAACGATGTCTTTTTGCAGGACAATGTTTCGTATTACGATTTTGAAGGTGTGGCTGATGAGAATGAAGTACTTGCTCCACCAGCTGAAGGACCTCGACAGCGTACTGCTGCTGATACACCGGAGGGATTATAATGTCTAATTTCTTTAAGTCTTTTCCAATTATTGATTATAAGTTTGGTGAAAACGAAGCTACAGACAAGTTTGAAAATATATCTGTGTATGCCAACATTGTTGATCAAGTAATGAACAACGTTGCTGCTTATACTGAATATTACGCTCTTCCAGAAGATAGGCCAGATACAGTATCTGAAAAATTATATGGAACTCCAAATTATCATTGGACTTTTTATTTAACGAATGAAGATGTTCGCTCAACTGGTTGGCCATTGTCGCCTCGTCAATTGTTCAATCAAATTACTCAATTATATCCTAGGCGTGTGATTACAACTCGAACTAAATTAACAGACAAGTTTAAAGTAGGTCAAACAATTACTGGTAGCACTTCGGCAGCGACTGCAACAATTGCACAAAGAAATCTTAATTTTGGTCAATTATTTCTCGAGGACGTGAGTGGTTCATTTCTTGTTGGTGAGAATATTAATAGTGTAAATACCGATAATGTTACTGAAACAATTGTAGCAACCAGCTTTGAGTTTCAGTATAATACTGCTCATCATTACGAAAACGCTGAAGGCCATATTGTTGATATAGATCCTGAAGTTGGACCGGGAGCTCTTTTAACTGAAGTAACTTGGTATCAGCGTTTAGAAAGACTGAATGACGCGAAAAGGCAAATGAAAGTTATTAAACCATCAATCATTCGTGAAGTCGCTAGATCGTTTAGAGATACTGTTGGAACATAATGCCTCCTATTGAAAGAACAAAATCATCGTTTGAACTCGACCAGGTGTTGCTTGAATCTGAGCGACTGCCAAAATCTGTTGACCTGAAAAGAGTCGTTACTGATTTAGATATATTTGAACACCTTGATAAACCATATCTTACTGCAGAAATGTCTATAGCCGATCAGACAAATCTTTACGAAACTGCTGGTATAATTGGCGGTGAAAGAATTACAATTACTATTACGTCGGCCAAAGATGATGTTTCTGTACCAATCACCAATCATTTTTACGTTACTAAAGCAAAAGTAATTTATGCTAATGATGATTCACAACTTGTAATCTTTAGTCTTATTGAAGACATTGCTTTCATATCAAACTTATATAACGTCAATCGACATTATTCTGGTAAGTGCGGAAACATTATTGAAAAAATAGCAAAGCAATATTTCAAAGAACAACTGAGCTCAGACGAACCACTTAGCCAACTAAAAAATGAAAATCAAAATTTACACTTGATTGTTCCAAATATGGATCCATTAGAAGCTATGCAATGGGTGCGAAATAGAGCAACAACAGTTGAAGGATTTCCGTTCTATCTGCATTCGTCTTTGACAAAGGATAGTTTGTTTTTTAGAGATCTTGGTACACTCTTAACTCAACCAGTGATTAATCCAATTGAACGCTTTAGAATTGACAAAGCTTCTCTTGATTCTCCAAGTAATAAAATGATTATTAATCATAAATTTGAGTCATTTCAAAATATTGTAACCATGATTGCAAAAGGCTTAATTGGATCTAGTTATCGTTATATCGACACTACACAAGAAACCAGTCGGACTTTTTCTTTTGATGTGAGAAGAGATCTATACGATGTGCTGATTGAAAAAGGATTTATGGCTGGCCAAGAAAATCCAGAGTTCTCGACATTATACAAAGTTAATGAAAAATCATTTAACGAATATAGAAGTAGAGACATCACACGAATTGGTGGATCTAACTCTCAACGTAATTTCTTTTGGAATGATGACCAAGAACACACATGGGACAATGGCTATTCAGAATCAAAAACTGCAGCTGGTTACAAACAGGTTGTAATTTCATGTGTAATGGATGACATCATCAAGAGAGCTCCTTTTACTATGATTGTTGATGGAATCAACTTTATTGACGGTGATAAACATTCAACAATTGGAAATAATATTGCTGTTGAATTTCCAAAGGCAACTGCTGACAGAGATACAGGATCAAATCAAATAGATACAAGAAGGTCAGGCAATTATTTGATTTTTGCTTGTCGGCATATGTTTAAGAAAGAAAAATATGAAGTGTCTCTTTCATGCGTAAAGATGGGAGATTTGAGACAGAATGACTAGTTTATACAAACAATTTTATGGTGACGGAACAAGATGGTTTATAGGTGAAGTGACATCTATTAAAGATCCTCTTCAACTCGGTCGAGTGAGAGTTCAGATTGAAGGTATTCATCACGACAATAGTAATCTAATACCGCGGCACAGGTTACCTTGGGCGCAATGTTTAGTGCCTATCACTGAAGGTGGTACAAATGGATATGGAAATAATCTAGGAATTCAAGTTGGTGCTAGAGTTTTCGGTGTTTTCCTTGATGGCACAGATTCTCAATTACCGTTAGTTATGGGTACGTTGCCTAAATTTGAAAATACTACAAATGCTGATGGTACAATCAATCTTGCAAGAAACAATAGTGACGTACAGAATAAATCAACAAATGTTTTAGCAACTGGAACAAATACATTAGTTGCTCGAAAAGTTTCAAACCAGACTGATCCAGTAAAGATTGCAAAAGATGCAAATTCTCGTGGAGGTGAAGAGCCGTTTGACGAACCGGATTCTCCATACAACACAATATATCCAATGAACTACGTCCATGAAACTCCTCGTGGAAATGTAATTGAAATTGATGATTCTCATGATAGCGATGGTGATGGTAATATTACCGACTATTCACGTATTCACATTTATCATCGTTCAGGTTCCTTTGTTGAAATGCACCCGAATGGAGATGTGGTCACTCACCACAAGAACGGATTCAAAGCAGTACATGGTAATGACAAGGTTTATATTACCGGTGATTTAGATATTACAGTCAACGGTAACATGAATGTTAATGTCAAAGGAAATCTTACAGAAAATATTACTGGTAGCATGGATACAAATGTAACAAAAGATATTACTACTGACGGCAAAACTATTAACTTGAATAATGGAAGTAAAGAAACAGATGGTGCTGCACGATTAAATGATACAACTGTTGATAATGATACTGAAATCAATGGAAATGACGCTGGTGTAATTACAAGCAGTTCTCAGACAGTATTCATTGGAGACTAGTATAAATAGGTTCAAAGGAATTATAAATGGCACGTCAATTTGCAGTAGAAGATGGTAATTTACAAACACGCTCTATAGTAACGTCTCGTACAGTTAATTATAAAGATGTTGACTTGACGTTTTCCAAAAAAGCGAATAACGATATCTTCAAAAAAGAAGATGCCGCAGCTGTAAAACAAGCAGTAAAAAATATATTAATGACGAATCCTGGTGAAAAACCATTTCGTCCTTTTTACGGCGCTGGTCTAAATCGATTTCTTTTTGAATTAAGCGAAGGCTTAGAAGAAGACGAAATACAAGATGCTGTGGCTGAAGCTATTAGTAGAGACGAACCAAGAGCTGCGTTGCTCGGAGTTAAATCTACTGTTGATGCAGACAATAATTCTATTAGAGTTCGTGTAGCATTTAGAGTACTGAACACTAGCGCAGTCGAAGAAATTTCAATTGATCTCACGAGGTTAAGATAATGGCAATTATCACATCATCAAGTCTTGATTTTGATACAATCAAACAAGCGTTAAAAACGAAACTACAAGCATCGAGCGAATTTGCTGACTACGACTTTGAAGGCGCTGGCTTGTCTAACATTCTTGATGTATTGGCTTATAATACACACTTGAACGGCCTTGTTGCAAACATTGCTATCAATGAAACATTTTTAAATTCTGCTCAACTTCGTTCTTCAGTTGTATCTCATGCTGAAACAATTGGTTATTATCCTCATTCAAAAACTGCATCTCTTGCTACAATATCTGCTTCAGTTGCAACTTCAGACACTGTAACTGCTCAAGCAACTCTTCCAGCAAATACTACTTTCACTGGCACAATTGGTGACACATCATATACTTTCCAGACTCTTGAAGCATTTACTGCCGCCAACGATGGGGCCGGAAACTTTGCATTTCTTAATTCTTCTGGTACTGCATCTTTGTCAATCAAAGAAGGTACACTAAAAACTAAAACGTTTATTGTTGGTGATTCTACTGAAGAGCAAGTTTATATCATTCCTGATACTGAGCTTGATAAGAATACTATGAAAGTAGATGTATTTGATACAACTACATCATCATCTTTTACGTCATACTCGAATGTTGAAAATACTGTAAGAATTGAATCAACCTCAACCATTTTCATTGTTCGTGAAACACCGAATGGCTTTTTTGAATTGATCTTTGGTGAAGGAAATGTTCTTGGTAAATCTCCAAGTGCTGGTAATAAAATTGTAGTTACGTATCTTGCAAGTAACGCTGCAGATGCAAATGGTATTTCTACATTTACAGCAGACGACGATATTAGAATTAATGGAAGTGATTATACACTGAATGTTACAACTCTTACCGCATCAGCGGCAGGTGATGATAAAGAATCAATTACTTCGATTAAAAGAAACGCTCCACTTGTTTTTGCTTCTCAACAAAGACTTGTAACTGCTGATGACTATAAAGCAATTATCGGCCAACGATTTAACTCACTGATTAGTGATGTTATATCTTGGGGTGGTGAAGACAATGTTCCAGCAATCTATGGACGCACTTATGTCTCAATCAATTTCTTTGAGAATATTCCAGAAGATATTCAGACTGCAACAAAGAATACAATCGCTACTACTATCTCAGAAAACTTGGCAGTCATGTCGATTGATACAGTCTTCGCTGATCCAGCTTTTACTTTTATTGAACTCAGAGTTAAATTTGACTTTGATCCAGAATTGACTAATGTTACTCTTGACACAACACAAAATAATATCAAATCAGCTGTTGCATCTTATTTCACTGAAAATCTTGGTATGTTCAATAAATCATTTAGACAATCTGGTTTAATTACTGCTATCGATGCTCTTTCTCCAGCAATTTTAAACTCGTCAATGACCGTGAAAGCTCAAAGAAGATTTGCTCCTACATTGAACACAGTTGGTAATTATACCGTTGATTTTCCAATGCCTATTGCTGCTCCAGATGATGTTAACTTTGTTCTTACTTCTTCGTCAGTTACATACGATGGCAAAACCAGCGTTTTAAGAAATAGACTATCATCAACTACTATTGAAGTCTTTGATACTATCAATGGTGTTGTGGTAGAGGATAACGTAGGATCCTACAATAAAGATACTGGAGTTATTACTTTCACTGGCTTTGGTTCTAAACTTTCTGCTTATGTTGGTGATGCTATTAAAATATCAGTCACACCGGCAAATCAACAAACAATTAAACCTTTGAGAAACTATATTCTTGATATTGATTTGAGCCTCACGACTGCTTCAGGTACGATTGATAACGATAACACTACAACTTCATTGACAGTATAAAATGGCTATTAGCGCAATAGATAAAAATAGAAGAGACCCTACTCTTTTTACTTCAAAAGTAGATCAGGTTTTACCTGAGTACTTTCAAGAAGATAATTCTAAACTCATTTCTCTTCTTGAAGAATATTATAAAAGTCTTGATAGTGACAATGGAACTATTAACTTTTCTGAAAAAATACGTGATGTTTTTGCAGCAAGAGATATTGCAGAAACTGATGATACATACTTAGATCAATTGATTGGTGAGATTGGTAACGGATTAAAAGCATCTAGTTTCTTCGATCAACCTCGCTTAATGGCTCGTCTTCTTGCACGATTTTATCAAGCAAAAGGTACACGAAACTCTGCTGAAGGTTTCTTTCGTGGATTCTTTAACGAAGAAGCTGAAATCATTTACCCAAAGAAAGATCTTTTTATTGTAGGTGAATCACAACTTGGATTTGATTCTCAGAAAAGATTGATAGATAATCGTAGGTTCCAAGTTCTTTCAATTTTAGTTCGATCAGGTCTTTCTGTATCTGACTATGAAAATTTATATAAGAAGTTTGTACACCCGGCTGGTTTCCACTTTGCTGGTGATGTTGTGTCTGTTGGAAGTGCTTCTTTTACTCCGACAGTTACTACACATGATCCACTTGAAGTTCCAGAGCTCGCAGCGATTTACTTGTCAGAAGTAGAACTTGCACCTAGAACTTTATTCGGTGAAACAACTCTTCTATATGATTCAAGTGATGGTACTCAATTCCGTGTTGATACTATTCAACAAGAATTACTTTACTACACAGTTGATTCAGATCTTACAGCTAGTGTCTGGGGTAAATACTATGACGACATTAAAACAATTCTCAATCCGAATTCGTTTACATTTGATGATAGTGCTACATCCGGCCGCCCAGACTTTGCAATGACTGTAGAAACTATGGATAATGACTACTTTACTCGCATTTCATCTGACTCTGCGATATAAATAACCATTATAGGATTTAGATAAATGGCAAGACAAAATATCAATACTGGCAGTACTGCGAATGACGGAACTGGTGATACGCTGAAAGCTGCTGGTACAAAAATTAATACTAACTTCGTTGAGCTCTATAGCTTTTTAGGTGGTGGAGATAGCAATAACCTGTCTTCACAAGTAACATTTGAAGATAGCGCGGTAGTATTTGAAGGTGCTACTGCAGACGCTCATGAAACTCGACTGGTTGCAAGTAATGTAACTGCTGATGTCAAAATTACTTTGCCAGACTCTGATGGTATTGTAACGTTGAATGGTGCTACTCAGACTTTGTCAAACAAAACAATAAGTACACCTATCATTAATCGACCTCAGATTTTACATTGTATCAACGATTCATCAGGTAACCCGTTTATTAACTTTACTCGATCGGCGTCGTCTGTTAACCAGATTACAGTTATTAATGCTGCAGCTTCTGGTAAACCTCAAATCAATGCAACTGGTACAGACGGTAACATTAATCTAAACATTAACGCTAAAGGTACTGGATCGGTTGAAGTAAGTAAGGTTGCTTACGAATCGGTTACAATTACTTCGAACGGTACTGCATCAACGGCAGCTTCATATATTATATGTAATAAAGGTTCAGCTCTTGCTGTTGCATTGGCAGATGGAACGACAACTGGTGAATATAAAATCTTTACAAACAAAGGAGCCGGGACTGCAACAATTACGCCTACAAGTTTTGGCACTAATACTAGTTTCGCAATTGCTCAAAATGAAGGAGCACAATGCATATGGGATGGTTCCAACTGGTTCCTCGTAGGCAATCAATCAGTAACAACGGTGGT